GGCCCCGGCGCATAGACCGATCGCCATAGGAATTCCCGCAATGGGACAACCCCACAGGCCAAATATATTTTGACCGTTCCCGTTCCGTTTACTTGTTGGTAATAACCGCTAGGCTAAACTGCCATTGTCAGAAACAAGGAGCCGACAAATGGAACAGGAATTCTCTCTATTGAGGAACGCCCGCTTCGCCACTCTCCCGGAAGCCGTTGCTACTCAGATTGTAGCGCTGCCCCTGGATCATCCCAAAATGGGAACGCTGTGGCGCATCTTTACAAACATGAACCACGACGCCCAAAAGGATTGCATTGCGCTTATGGCTTTCCTTACCAATAAGGAAGCTGCGTAATGTCCCAATCAGGCCCCGACAGATTGGACTTACTTTCGTATGATATTGTCTTGGCGGTTTGCTATTGCCAAGGACCGGCACGCGCTATTCAGCTTATCGGTATGGCTTGCCATGAATTAGCCGACAGCACAGAGGGAGAACCGGAGATTGCCAAGAACCTCTGTGAGATTGCCGAAAATCTGGAACGCTACGCGCAAACAATCCTTGAACATATGTGGCAAGTCCCACGCAAGCCGACAGGTGGAAAATGACGGATCATAAACAGTCAACATACGTCCGCGTATGGGTGACAAAGACGGGAGCCTTTCGCTTCCATAATCACCAAGCCAAGGACGCGGCAATTGTCGCCTTTAATGCCAACGTCAGAACCAAGCCCATATGGGCGGCTGTTATTGACTTCAATCATAACGATCTTACAGCCAAGACGCTCAAGTATCACAGGGAGCCGGAATGAAAAGGCCCGCGTCCAGGGGAAGGGACGCGGGCCAAGTCGGGGTTGGGTACGGTGACGGCCCCGACAGCGCCGGGGAGTGCTGCTAGGCGTCACCGGCAAGGTCTTATAGCATTAACCACCAGGGCGCACAAGCGCCGCAGATCGTGAGGAAAAGCCGTGTTTTTGATTTTCCGTCCCAAGGACGTTTTGATTATTGCCGCAATAGGAACGTTTCTTATTGCGTGGTTTATGTCCTAGCTACTGGACGGCGGCTGATTTCGCAAAGCCGCCAAAAGATTTTCAATAATCGGAACGGCGGTAATTGCCGCCGCAACCAGCGCCGGAGCATCCGGCTTGCCCGCGTCAATAGACGCTTGGGCCGCAGCGAAAGCATTGTTCGCCAAATCCTTCACGGCTTGTTCTGCCGCAATTGCCTTTGGATCATGGCAAGCGGGCGGCGGGGTCGCGCCAATGCAAATTGCGTCATACACGGCGGCGGTTGTGGCGAAAGCAAATTTCGCCGCGTTCAATTTGTCCTGTGGCGTATCCGTTGGCAGGATACCGCAAGCGGAAGTGGACAGAAGGAAGGCGGCGGCAATGGCGGTTTTCAAAAGGCGCATGGTCTTTCTCCTAGTGGTTCATCCGATTGTCATTCATTTCCGCGCGGATTTTGTTTGCGACAGCATCCATATACGCGGGCATTTTTCCCTCTTGTACAAACGTACTCATACACCAAATCTTTAAATCTGAAATGTCCGCTTTGATGCGAGACGTTATCCAGACATTAAAGAGCGTCCCAACAAAACCAATAACTGTTATGAGTACGCCAGCCCATTCCGCGTTCATGCGCGGACAGCCTGTACGGCTTGGACAATCGTTCGGTTTCCCAAGAGGAACAACCCCGCAATAAGCAGGATAAGACCAATAAAGATTGTTACCATGCGCGGAACGTCTGTAACGATTTTCAGAAGCGTTCCAACGCTGGCGACACTATCCGCAGCGCTGCTAATCGCCGCACCTTTGGCGGCGGCTTGCGCGTTCTGTTCATCCTTGTTTCCAAAGAACGTTGTAAATGGATTTGTTGTGAAGCCCTGGACAATCGCACCAATGGCATTGCTCCAAGTGACAGCGTTTGGATTGTCTGCCGGTCCCTGTCCAGGGTCCAAGAACCCTTGCGGAATTCCAAGGGAGACTGACGGGCTGGAATTGTTGGAATACTGAGGGAGCATATTGGCTGGCGCTGCGGTAACTTGGTTTGTGTTTATATTGATACCGGCTTGAGCGGCAAGCGCTTGCGCCAAGTAATTCGCGTATTGCGTATTACCAGAACGTACCGCCGCTTCGTATTCGTCGCCAAGAGACAAAGCCTTACCCTAAGTTGCGTCCGCCGATGGAAACAGGATGCGGGAAAGAGAGCAAAGCAGCGAGCCCATAGGGGCCGGTTGAAGTGTAACCAGCCGGGGGCGTTGTGTTATGATCGTCCGCAGGGCCGGGCTGGCCCGTATAGTTCAACGGATGATCCACATAACCGTTAGACCCGTACAGCTTCGGGCCGACATGATAAGACGGCGCAATGTTCGCGCTACTATTGAAGAAATAATTGGGAGTGGAAGGAGGACCCCCAAGCTGGTTTGGCAGATAGGCAATTGCGCGCGTCATGCGTCACCTAGTTATTGGGGACCGCGAAAGAGACGGCCCCGGTTGAATACTTGGAGCCCGCCGCGAAGTATTCAGAATACGCCGCAAGCTGCGTTGCGTAAAGCTGTTGGTAATTCGGGTTTATGTCCCGCAGATAATTGAGATAGTTGGACAAGTCAGAGGAAGCCGTGCCGTCCGCCAATTGCGAAGGGCCAGCGCAACCAAACAGAGAAGGCGCAAAGCAGCCGCAATGCCCGGCAGGCGTATTCTCCGGGGCGTTTCCGTCCGCCAGCGGTTGCGGATTGATAGGGCCGAAATTGTAATTCGTATAGCCGGGGTTATAACCACCAGCATCAGCGAGCCCGCCAGCGGGCGCATCGCTTACCGTTCCGGGAACGGTAGTCCCGCCAAGGTTGATTTTCCCACGCCCAAAGACAAAAGCGAGAGCGATAAGAGAGGCAGCCGCACCGGCAACGTACAGCAATTCCTTTTGACTGATATTCTCGAAAGGGTTTTTCATTTCATATGCCCCTAGAGCAAGGCGACAAGGGAGGCGGCAAAATTGGCAACCCCACCAACCGCGCCCGCCGCGCTACTGTTGCCGAAACTGGAACCAAACAATTGTCCACCAGCGGAGCCCACTCTACCAGCCGCCACGCCTCCCGGAAGGATAAGCTGAGAGCCTTTTGTGCCCTCCGCACCATAGAGCAATTGAACAAGACCATTGCGGCCCTGGTTGTCCGTGCCGCCCTTGGCAAGATTATCATACAGGTTCATTTGTGCCAGATAAGGCGCGTTATAAATCTGTGTGACGGAATTTATGCGGTTGTTCTCTACGTCCGCCGCTGTTTGCGCCAGACTGACTTGCGTTGCGTTGTTCGCAAGGGCGATAACCTGTTGCGTCTGGAAGCCAGCAACTTGGATATTCTGTTGGGCCTGAATACCAGCCTGAGAAACGTTTGCCTGTTGCTCCGTCTGATACTTCGCAACGTCCGCGTTTAATCCGGCAATGGTGACGCCCGCAGCGGCTTGCGTCTGTACCGCGCTAAGTTGCGCCCCGATTTGCTGGCCCTGGACGCCAGCCTGTAGCTGTGCAATGGACAAAGCCGTACCGGCTTGAACCGCTGCGTCTGACGGCCCGCTCTGGACAGTCTGTACGTCAGAGGAACCGCCGCCACTACGCGAGACAATCCAGATAATGAAAATGCCGCCCAAGACAAGGGCGACAGTCACGGGATGCGACTTAATCCATTCAAGCGCTCTGTGAAACATCAGCCAGCCGCTCCCGCCGTTCCGCGTGTATCAAGCAAGCCTTGCAACGCCATTTGGCCCGCCACGACGCCCGCAAGACCCTGTTGGACTTGCGCGCCATTAAAGTAAAGCTGTTCCGGCTGCCTTGCGCGCCAAACGAAGCTGTAAGGCGTTCCAGGACCGGGGAGCGTAAAGAGCGGATTTGTGAAGGCGCTTTCAAAGGCGTACTGTTGCGCGCCAGCATCCGGCAACGTCTTGCGTACATAGTTATACAGCATGACTGTTACGCCTTTAGAAAATGGGGCTGCTATTATAGCCCGTGTTAAAGCCGTTACCAGCAAAGCCAGTAACGGGACCAAACGTCCCGCCGCTCCCGGTAATTGGGGAGACAGCTACGCCAATCGCTTCGCTGAAACCTTGCGCGGCGCTACCGATAACGGAAGCGGTATTGGAATTCCGCGAAACGATAACCGCGACAATGGCAACGCCAACAATGGCGGTAAGAATTGCCGTAATCTGTTCGCCAACGTGGCCCATGTTAATGCCCTCCGAAGGCGCTAATTCCGCCCGCGCCAGTGACGGGCGACAGGGCGGCGGCAAGGCTCTGACTAAAGCCCTGTGCTGCGGCGCTGATAACGCCCGTTGTATTGGAATTGCGGGAAAGAATAACCGCCAAGGTAGCAACGCCAATAATGGCGATTGCAATAACGGTAATCTGTTCGCCAATTTTGCTCATTGGGCGGCTCCTAGTTTCAGGGCATTGCTCAAAAGGTCTTTGCCTGTCTGTAAGGCGTCACCAGCCCCGGCAATGGGATTAGGCTGGCTGTTGTCATTACTTGGGGTCGCGGTTCCCGTTTTCACGGCGCTAATGAATTGTGCGAATACTCCCTTATTCGAGAGAATAAGAACAATGAAAATAAGCGCCAGAAACGTATTCGCAAGTTTCTTGGTTTCGGGAATGTACCCAAGCGCCCCAATCCCGACAATGGACAAGGCCCACCATATGAAGGAACGGTTGCCCGTGAAATCGCCTTTAAGCAAAGCGAACAAATCGCTTTGCTTGCCGCGCGCTCCTGCTACCGTAAGGAGCAACCCAAAGGCGATAAGAGCATAAGGCAACGTTCAAACTCCATTTGTCAGCCTACCAAGACTGACAGATACCGGGGCAATTCCCCACGGGCGGTAATAAAGACTAAGAAGCCCGCCGCGAGGAAAAAGAAAATGACGCTAGATTGCGGCATTTACAGAACCGAATTCACCACGGGGACGGAGGCGAACAGGCCGGGATATTTCTTCCCAATCCAGAAGCCCACCAACAGAACCACGACAGCGCCCAACAGGCCAAGATGAATGTTCATGTTATACGCCTTCCTCTATGAATTTCAGAATTTGGCCCCATGCGAAAGCAATAAGGAGAAGGAGCCCGAAAAATAGGAACCAGCGAAAAGCGCTCTGGTTGGCGTCAAACGGACGTTGCCAGAAGTCCCAAAATGCTTGCGCTGCGTTTCCCATTTTTCCGTATCCCTTGTTGAAACTGTCTCAGGGGAGGCGGGAGGTGAAACCTACCTCCCCTGATTTTTCGTTGCGCCCGTTCCGCAGATCGCCACGAATAGTCAGACAGTTGCCCGGTTATCAGCCGGTATTGAGGGACGCCGCACCAACCAGGGTATTCACAAGGCTGAAATCTTCGTAGCCGATGAGAACCTTGGCGGCAGCATTGATGCTTCCCGTGGGCGTCAGCACCAGTTCCATATTGCCGTACTGCACGGTGGAAATGGGCTTGTTGCGCGACGGGAAATAATAGACGCCCGTGGGGAAGTCGTCTTGGATTTCGTTTCGCGCCATGATCGCCGCGAGATTTGCGGAGATATTGAAAATGTTGGTGAAGTTGGCGCTTTGCAGCTTCCAAGCCTGGGTAAACTGGCCCGTGTCCAACGTGCCGTTATTGTCGAAAATGGCAAAGGTGGACAGGAAGTCGCGGAAGTTGGAATACGGGATGGGGAAATCCTGCCCGCTGGACAGGCCCGTATATGTGGTGTTTTTCAATTCATAGATGGTGGACAAGTCCACAATCGGCAGAACCGGCGCACCATTTTGACCAACCGGAAGCTGGTCATAATAAACCTGATAAACGTTAATGGTGCAGCTTGTGCCCCAACCGGAAGTCGGCGCTCCGGTTGTCGCAATATAGACCGCACCAACCGGGTCCGCGCCCGTCGCAACAAACGCTTCCGCGCTTGGCGTCAGATTGATTTGCAGATATGCCGTGGCGTTGACCACGTTCATATACATAGCGCCGCGCAAATCGAAGTCGGAATAGGCGCAAGGAACCCAATACCGCATATAGGTAATGGCGGTTGCGAAATTGCCGTTTGTAACCGTCGCCTGTGCGGCAAAGGCGGTTGTCCAATTCACGCCATAGGAAATCGGATAACTGGTATTGGTCCGGGCGACACAGAAGGGAGCACCCTTCTTGGCGGTATTCACGAAATGAACATGCCAGCCGGTTGTCTGAATACGGACGTTGTTATTCAGGTCCGTAAGGACAAACTGCTTCACGACATTGGCCGGGCCAAGGGCGGTAAGCGAATAGACGTTGGTGGAAGTCGGGTCCGCCGCCGTAATGGCAATGTCAACCCAAAAGCCAAGAACCAAGCCGACATTGCGGAAAGGAACCTGAACCTGGGTGACGTTCTGCGGATTGATGGTCTGCGAGAAAATGTTTTGCGTCATTTTCACGCTCTGCCGCACAATCAAGCCACGGGCCAGATTGTTGGCGTCCTGCACGTTCATTTTCTGTTGGGCCTGCGGCATAACCTATTCTCCTATTCTTCGGATTGGATTGCGGGGAAGCCCCGTTGGACGATGCGGAAAAGAAACCAGCCAATAATTGCCATCGTCCAAACGACAATCCAATTGGCGGGATTTTTGAGCAATGCTGTGTTCAGCATTTGGCTAACCTTGCTTGGCGTCGTGAAGGCGCTTGACGCCCATAAGGAGGGCCGCGCCAATCGCCAGCATCAGCCAGACGGAAAGGAGATTGGGGAGGTTCCAAGAGAGGAAAGTGTGCCCGTCCATAATAACTCCCGCCTTAAATGACTTGCCTACGGGGCCGTAGGTTGAAGTCAAAATTGTCTAAGATAGCATCTGCGGGCGGAACGGGACTGAAAACACAGTTGCTATTGCGCCCAACGTCATACCACCTCGAATGATAATCTGGCAAGCGCTCTTTCATATTGAAGGGCGTAAAATCCTCAACGCGCTTTTGATCCTCTCTCCTGTTCAAATCGAAAGCCTGTATAAAATCGGCTTCCGAAAAGGAGAATTGAGAAATCCAAGAGGGACGCTGTGAAAGCGTTATCACAGGAATTTTCAAAGAGCGTCCCTGCGTATAGATATTGTTCAAACTATCGGAACGCGGATCAAACGTATATCCTTCGTCCAAGAACAGCCCGACTTTTCCCCTGGCATGGATAGCAGCCAAGAACTTTTCCATTGCGGGAGTTTTGAAATCAGACGGGAGCCCCGACATGATATAAAGACCGCGCTTCCCAATCCTGTCTTGAAAGCCAATTTGTTCCACTTGGGGAATACGCGAAATCTCCGTTATAATCGGGTCGCGCTTGGCGTTAAAAATGATCCAGGGAAAAGACGCTGTATCGCGCAAAGACAATTGAAAAAGACCGGCAGTTGTCTTGCCGGTCCCTGTACGTCCCACAACGGAAAGCCTGTGTGAATTATCAGGCTGGCGAATATCCATCAGCGGAAGGGGCGTCCTTCCCCATTGTTGGGCCGCAAGACTGTTACTCCGTCTTGCGGCTGTTGGGGAGCCGCGTTCTGCTTCGCTTGGCTTTCCGCCCAAATCGCAACAGCGCGCGTTCCATAGATGCTCCCACCTACCATAATCAGATTGGCCCAAGCCAAAGACTTGGCGCTGATATGAGTGGGGTAAAATTGCTGGACTTCACAGACAGCCTTTGCCAGCGTCCCGGCTTCCGTTTCATTCAACGCCAATTGTTGAACGCCAGTCGCCATTGCAAGCATCCCGTGTATATTGAACAACAGGACTTCAACGCTTGCCGGGTCTATAGAAACCGATGCGGACGCCTTTGCTTTTCCGCTGCCGGGCGGGCGGCCCCTTCGCCGCTTTCCTGTCTCTCCTGTGGCGGTTCCTCCGTCACCGGAGGGGGCTGCTCCTGAGAAGGCGGAGGCGGGGTCAACCGTTCCACCAGTTCCCGGATTGTTTGGCTGTTCTCCGCCGCCATTCTCTCCGCCGTTTCCGCCCGGCTCTCCGCCGCCGTCAAGCGTGAAGCGCTTTCTGTCTGCCATGTTTCAAACCTCGTAATAAGACCGGCTACCGCGTCACCCTGATTATTCAGGACTTCACCTACGCGCTGTTCTGTTGCCGCAAGGCGTTCCGCCGCTGCTACTTCCGCAGTTGCAGCCGCAGCACCAGCAAGGGCAATGGCAGCGCCCGCAGCTTCTTGAGCCGTTTCCGCCGATTGCGCCGCAGCGTCCGCAACCAGCGCTTCCGCCGTTTCAATTTGCCCTGCCGGGCTGCCTTCGCCGCTCATGCGTCAACCCCATATATAAAGAGTGTTAGGCGTTGCCCGGAATTTGCTCATTCACTTCTGAGCCGGGCTCCGCATCCTGCTTCATTTCCGTAACCGGCTCCCGGCTTTCCAGCGCTACGGGCGCAGGGTCCGAATACTTGCCGATTTCTTCAGCCGGAATAACAACGCCTTCCGTCTGAGCCGCACCAACCCCGGCGCTTTCGCCAGCAAACTGGCGCTCAAGGACGGGAATAAGAGGAAGCAGCGGGGCAATAATGGCTTCAAGCTGTGAGACGCGCGGGACGAAATCTCCCACGACGCGGCCCAAGGCGTCCAGGGCTTCCACAACTTCCGAAACCTTGAAGCCGTCTTTGCCGGTAATCATCGCCTGAATATCGGCAACTTCTTTGCACAGGCCCGCAACGTCTGCGGACAATTTCACGGGGTCAAAATTGGGGCCGGACATGGGTTCTCCTTTAATTGTCGGGGTGATTTTCGGAATTGGATATTGCCACAGGCGGCAGGATTTCACCAGCGGGCATTGGCGGAATTTTTAATTGGACGCATATATGTTCCAACAATGCGCGGATTTGTTTTTGCTCGCTTTCGATTGCGGACATTCTGTCCACCGTAGCGCGCAAGCCGCCCTGGATTTCCGCAACAACAACGGTTACGGATTTTGTAATTTCGGAAGGATCAAAACCCGCCGCGCGTAGCAGCGAATTCATCATCATTTCCATACCGGACAATTTTGGTTTTTCGTTACTCATGCTCTCACCTCTAATTAGCCGATTTGCACGGCGGCTTGCATATAGCCCTGGCTGCTTCCGTATGTTGGCGTAACGTTATTCGTCCCCACGGTTGGCGATGATTGAAGCCAAGGAGCAATTGTGCGGTTGCTGGCCTGTGTCAAAGTCCCAATAGTTGCGCCCGCAATAGTGGGAGCAACAGCCGCGTTGCGATTAACAAACATACCAATAAGAATTGCGCCGGTTGCTTTCTGGCTGTTAACGGCAAAGGCGCTGCCAGTCCCGCTTAGGTCAACCTGTAGCGTTGGAACGCCCAACAAAGCATTGGACAATTCCCAAATCTGTATGGCGGTTTGTGCTCCGCTGGCGCTTGGCGTCTGCGTTGCGCTTTCACCAGCGCCCGCGATTTTATACCAAAGGCCCGCGTTATCTTGTGCAGCAGAACCGATTGTATAAGGGCTCTTTGTCCAGCCGCCTTGCGCGGACGGATTAATGTCCTGGCTTCCACTCAAGGCAACAAGCAAATTGCCGTTGGTGGGAGGGGCGGCAAGCGTGACAGCATAACCGCTACCGCTTGCGCCTTTGGTTTGAACAATAGAGGGGACAGGCCCGCCCGCTGGCGCTTGCGGCTTCCAAAGAGAATTGCCGCCGTCCCATGTAAGGACTTGCCCATTGGTGGGAGCCGTCGCGGAAATGTTGCGGCCCTGTAGCTTTGTGGCGTCACCCGTCCCGCCGCTTCCGCCGCCCGCTACGTTATGCCATGCCCCACCAATATATAAGTATGGTGTATAAGGCGTTGTGGAAGTGTCAAAGTATTGGGCGGACTTAGGGACAGAACCGCCCGGCGCTCCGCTGGCAAAAACAGGGTTCCAAGGAATAGGAGACAGCATCTAAGCGCCTTTCCAATCTGTGCCGTTGTACGTCAATACTTGTTGGTCTGACGGAGCGGCGGCATTAATGGCAACCCCCTGTAGGGAAGTCGCGTCATAGTCCACAAAGATACCGGCATTATGCCAAGCCCCGGCATTATAGACGTACTGAAAAGCAACCGGCCCGCTGGTATCAAGATACGGCAAGCCGTGGGCTATATTGGAGCCGGGCGCTCCGCTGCCCTGTTGATACCGAAAACCGCCAACACTTTTCTGGCCCATTTACAGCCTACTTATAATAGGCGGTAAAGGCGTGGCCCAATGTCGCCGCGTTGACGTACACAGCATCCCCGACAATGCTTCCGCCGTTTTCGTCCCATGTCTGCCCGGCCAAGAGCGTAATTTGCCCCGCCACTCCGCTGCCAATAGAAATGAAAAGCGGCTCCGTCGCGGCGGCGGGATTGCCGATGATCCAACGTTGACGCGAAGCGCTGGCAGGAATTGCAATCTGTGCCGTTCCACCAACAGCAATTGTCCCGCTTGCGTCTGTCAAAGTCTGGATAGTGTAAGGAACAGACGTAACATTGACTTTGTTATTGGAAACCGTCGCGTCCAAAATTGCATCCGCAACAGCAAGCGTGCCGCCCGGATTAAGTGTCGCCGCACCGTTGACGCTCCAAATAAACGGCGGCAGGAAGAAATTAAGAAGCTGGATTTTCACAGCAACCACGTTAGCGCTCTGGAATTGCAATACCGGCTGGTCCGGTTGCAAGAGCGGGACATAACCGCAGCAATTGGGCGGAATGACAATCTTCTGAGTAGTCACGCCGCAAGTGATATTGAACGGGTTACTGTTGGCGCTGTTGTCAACGTAAATTGTCTGGATGCTCTTAAACCAAGCCAATTGCGCTTGGACGGCGGACAAATCCAGGGTGAAAGTCAGCCCCAAAGAAAAGTCAATAATGGTCGTAATCGCCTTGCGTCCTTCGCAAGCCGCGTTGCCCGTGGGGACAGGTTGCGGAATAAACTGCGTATTGGTGGGAGGTGTACCCATTGTCTTGATCCTCTATGAATTGGCGTTTATTTCGCGGAACGAAGTCAACGGAATTTCTGTATCGGCGGGCGGAGAAGGAAGCGCAACCGGAGGGAAAACCGGAAGCTGTTTAAAGATGCTGGACGTTTGGACAGACGCATTTATGTAGCGTCTTGGTGTGTGCTGTGAATAAGCATCGTTCCAGACGGGAAAATACAGGCTTGCACCGTGCCGATATTGCTTTGCCAATTTTGTCCGTTGCCGTCCAGCCCTCGAATGTTCAACAGCCAATACTTTGTTGCGTCAAAACTTGTCAGGATCATATAGGACGTATAAAGCGTCCCATTGATAGTCACAGGGCGGGATGCCGTGCTGTTGTTAATGGTGCAAGACAACCAGCCAAAGGGCGTTGCCCTGGTGACGTTTGCAGAACCAAAATCGGATTGCAAATAGGTATCTAATGTTGCGTTGTCCCATGTAAGCGTAAAGAACGCCAGATTTCCAGGGACGGAAAAATCACACAGACAAAGCAACCGGCCATTAGACCCGGAGCCGCCAACCGTGGCCCAATTATTTCCGAAATTATCCGGGCACAGCAAAGCCAAATCGGTTGGGAACAATCCCCGGAGCGGGAATTTAAATCCAAGCGGGTTTCCGTTGACAACCCCGCCGCCATTGGCCCACGACAAAAGGTAATCATCCACCAGCGTATTTACGTCATTCATGGAATAGATGATACCAGACGCGCCCAATTGCGAGCCGTCTGTAAAACTATTTCCAGGGATACGCGCGCCAGTAATGGACGGATAATTGACGCCGCTAAATGTCGGCTGGACAACGTTGCTGCCTAGCGTAATTCCATAGTCAAAGGTATTCGCTGTAGCAACCGGCAAGCTATCGTTCTTATAGAAGCCGCGCAAACGCCCGTTGTTATAGATACAGTTTCCGCGCGGGGCAGAAATGCCACCAATGCCCGCTGTGAAATCACCGTAGGCAAAACTTGTCTGTTTAATAGCTTCCCCGAAAACGGTTCCCTTGAGGGCAACCGCTGCGTCCGTCACAGGGTCTTTCCGCCAACCATAGTCAACGGGCCACATGCTTGTACCGAAAGACCAACCAGTATTGACGGGTACATAAGTGTCAAGCCAAGTCGCAATCGGAACGTCAATAATTCCCTGGAAAACTGCCGTCCTTGGGGAAGTGGAAAAGCCAGCCGTCACGATAAGACCCGCCAATGTGGACAGAGAGGCGCACCATAACAGCGCCCCTTATATAAGTGTAGCCCGGTCTTGCCCGTCACCTCACTTTATATATAGAGTGACAGGGCTAGGCGTTTGGGGTGCGATCATGCCCCCAAGAGTTTATTCCGGGGCACAATGGCAAAGAGAAAGAAAACCGCTAGTAAGCGGCGCATGAAGCGCCCTTCTAGGCGGAAAACTTTTGTCTTGCTACGGAAATCAGAAAAGCAACAAATCAGGGAATTTTCCAAGTTCATTCCCTCGCTTGATGAATACCGTGGCAAAGACAAAATAACTTCCGCACAATACAGCGCTTTCAAACGCGCCAAGAACCACCTTAGACATACTGACAATCTCCGCCCTGTAACAGAAGCACAGGCCAAGAAGCTGAAAGGCAAACTTGCGGGGCATGGTATCCGGGCCATACGGCTCCGCAACGTTGTGAAAGGGGATGAACATTCCCGCGTTGTCAGTGTCACAACCAAGGGCACGGTTATAACCAGCAACGGAAGGCGTTGGGAATATCACCAAGTCTCCGGGATCAATTCCGGCAGTAGTGACGAAGTAGCGGAAGCCCTGATTGAAGCGGGCATTGCGTTATTTCACCGGACGAAAAATCCGCCGTTCCAATTGCATTTGTGGACTTCCAAAGGACGGTCTAACGAAGGCGCATCATCCCCGGAAAAATGGGTTGCCCTGGTTGCGTCTTTCGTTTTGAAATATCAGAACGCCAACGCTTTCTTATTCGGAATTGCCGCCATGATTACCAATGGCGGCAAGACTAGAAAGCCGCTCCCCAAGTCCGCGTTCAAGAACATAAACCGCGAAATTGAAGAGGACGAAGAAGAGGAAGAGTAATTGGCACAATCCCGGCGCATCATAGCGGCGGATTGTGAAACAGACCCTTTCTTACATAAGCGCGACCCTGAGCCGTTTTTATGGGGCGCTTATGACGGTTCCACGTTCCGCACTTTCAACAGTACAGAAGAATTCGTTGCATGGGCGTCTGTGCAGCGGGCCGTAATCTATTTCCACAATGGCGGCAAATTTGACGCCATGTTTTTATTGCTTTCCGTTCTAAAATTATCAGAGGAAGGAAAGCCGGTTAAGGCTCAAATTATTGGGAGCCGCATTGTCAAGATACAATTGGGAAAAGCAGAATTGCGCGACAGTTACGCGGCAATTCCCGAAGCGCTTTCCATGTTTGGCAAAAAAGAAATCGAATACGAGAAAATGGAACGAGCCGTTCGGCATTTGCATATGCCGGAAATCATCGAATATCTGGAACAGGATTGCGTTTCTCTTTTTGACTTGATAACCGAATATAGAAAGATTGCCGGAACAAAACTGACAATCGCAAGTAACGCTCTCACATTTTCCAAGGAATTGGGGATTGATCCAGGGAAAACAAACGCCAGTTTTGACGAGGTATTCAGGGATTTTTATTATGGCGGGCGGACGGAATGTTTTAGGCCGGGAACGCATCGCGGAATTAATATCGTAGATATTCGCTCCGCTTATCCAACCGCGATGATGCAAGATCATCCTTGCGGTTCTGAATATGTCCACACAACAATAAAAGAATTCAAGGCGCTTCCGGTTGAAGCGCAACAGCGCTGTTTTATAACCCTGGAATGTTTTGTAAAACAGGGCTGCTTTCCACAGCGTACTAAAACCGGATTAGATTTCCCGACAGGATGGGGCGAATATCATGTAACAGGGTGGGAATATATTGCGGCTCTTGAATTGGGATTATTTGAACGGGAGAAAATCAAGAACGTTATTCGCCTAAGTGAGAAAATAAATTTCGGTCCCTATATTGACCATTGGTTTAAATACAAAGCCAGCCACAATAAGAAAACACAGCCTATCCAATATAACGTTGGCAAAAGAATGATGAACGCGCTTTATGGAAAGCTGGCACAAAATCCCGCGCGTTATTACGATTATATTTATGTCAGAGGCGGGACGGAAGTTGACTTTGAAAATGGGTGGGAATTAGCAGCGGAATACGGAGACATAGAAGTACACAGACGCGAAGCGCTGTGGAAATATAAGCAGAATTTCGGGGATGATTGGCGCGGGCGTCCGCTTTATAATAATGTGGCAACCGGCGCTTCAATTACAGGGCTGGCCCGGTCTTATCTTTTAAAGGCAATTCATAAAGTGGGAGCCCGGCATATTATTTATTGCGATACAGACAGCCTTATTGTCGCCAAGGAAGGGGACATTTCCGTATTACCGCAATCCGAGAAATTGGGGGATTGGGAATTAGAAGCCGCAAATTGCCCTATTGGACATTTTGCCGGAAAGAAATTGTACGGAATTGATTTAGGGAATTCCGATAAATGCAAATGCAATAATCCACTTAAAAAGGACTGTAAAAGGCACAAGATAGCTACCAAGGGCGGCAAGCTATCTTTCGGGGATATTGAGCGGATAATTAAGGGAGAAAAAGTGACCTGGGAGAACCCCGCCCCCTCTTTTACTATTGCGGGAGAACCAAAATACGTTGTAAGGTCGTTCCGTTCAACCGCCAGCAAACCGCTGGAAATTTAAACCAAAGAAAGGACTACCAATGGCCGACAAGAAAACCCCTTCCGCGCCCGCCGCTGCTGCGACGGATACCAAGACCCCCGCACAGCGGACCCAGACCGTTCTGGTTCCGCGCGTCAATAACGTGCTGGACAGTTTGCGCGTCCTTGGCAATTGCGCCAACCCCGCTTCCTATGAAATCAAGAAGGACGCGGTTGCCAAGATTTTCGCCGCGATTAAGGGCGAAGTTACCGCCCTGGAAGCCAAGTTCAACGACGCGGCGGACGGCAAGACCCCGACGCAGATCAAGACGGGCTTTGCCCTGTAACTAATTACCGGCCACAATAAGGCCCGTAATACGAGCCCTATCCCCGGCGGGTAAAAATAGCCGGGGCTTTTCTATGTAGAGGTGACATTATGGCCGAAAAAGCAAAGCGCGAACATCGCGCTACTTATTCCACGGACAAGCGCAAAGGGGGCTACATTATTCGCGTTGAAGGCCCGCGTTGCGCTGAATTCGTGGGCCGCGAAGTTCCTGTTTCCACCAAGGGCGGGGACGAGCATATTGAAAAATTGACCCGTCTTATTTGGACGGGCAATGACAGCGAAAGCGGCAAGCCTGTTGCGCTGTATGGCTTTGAAAGCAAGCCGCGCGACAAGAAAGACGAAGTTCTGTTCTAATAGCGGGACGCTGGTTGCAACCGGCAAGACCGTTAGGCGCTTCGGGAGTGGTGAACAGTACCTAGCCCCATTGTCGCCGGATACCCCGCCGTCTTTCCGGGCGGCGGGGACTTTCTCTAAAGGGGTTCCCAATGACTGTTGACAAAAATACTCCCATTCCCGCGATTGCCCCCGGCCAATTCATTCCAGGGGATAGCCCAAATTATGTTGTAATTGGTAGCTGGCAAATTGCTACCGGCAATAGCAACCCGGAGGAAGGCGAAGTTGTCCCTTGTGTCGCCGCTTCCATTGTGCCGCTTAATGGTGCGGTCCCTCTGACAATCATATGGCCCGAATATATTTTGCGGGATTGGATGGAACAATTTGCGGACGCGCGGGGAAAAATGATCCGCAGTTTTCCGCGCAAGGGGAAATAACATGAAGGCGACACAGAGAAGCGCTTATTGGTGGGGCGTGGCGGACGGATTTGCTTGGGGCGTATTCCTGCTAGGTGGTTCCGCTGGCGTAGCGTACATATGTGGGCTGCTCCATGTCGGATGAAAACCAGGACTTTGAAGCATGGTGGAATTCTGCGGAAAGCCCCGCCCGTCACATGACGGAAACAGCGGCGCATTTCTGCAAGCCATTCATGCGAGCCGCGTTCAACGCTGGCAAGACCAACAGACAGCCGCGCGTTAAGCGCGAAAAGGCGGCGAGGTTTTCTCTATGATTATTTACAGCCAATCGCTTTGCAAAGTTTGGCTTAATAGCCTTATCATCGGTTCCGGTTATTCCGGTAACGGGGACGGGCTGAATAATCCAAATCTTGAACATATTATAGGGCATGGCCCAATTCCGCGCGGCATGTGGACAATAAAGAAGTGGACAGGGGAACAGACCTATATTGACAATGGCGGAAAGAGCCTTGGCAAACAGGTTGCCATTCTTGAGCCTATGGGCTTCAACCCTCACAACCGCAGCGGCTTTCGCTGGCATGGCGACAATTCCGCAATGAACTTTACCGCGTCAGACGGCTGCATTGTTTCGCCGCGCGTATTGCGCGATCATCTGGCGCTTGAATTCGTCCGCTCCCAACAGAGTACGTTGGAGGTTATTGGCTAGTGGCAATAGGGCGCTGGATCATTTGTTGTATAGCGTTCTATGGGGCCTTGGTAATCGTGCTGCATTTCTTGGGGTACTTGCCATGATAACTTATAGCTGGTTTGTCGGCTGGTATATCAATTCCAGGGGCGACAAAATCCCGCGCTGTATTGAACAGCGCGACAAGGACCGGGCTAAGGATCAATTAGAATTGATCCTTGGCGTTGAAATTTTCCACATCGAGGAATTGAAAACGCCATGAAAATAACGCCCATGTTTTGTTGGTTTGACTTCTTTATTGGGATTTACGTTGACGTTCCGAAAAGGCGGGCTTTCATATTTCCTATTCCGATGCTTGGAATATGCGTATCTCTTGGGCCTAGCAAGGTGACGTTTTGAGCCCGTCCCAATTGCCGGTTCAAAACCGCAACTTTAAACGCGGCGATAAAGTCATAAAGAAGGAAGGCGACTACACGTTTACAGGAACCGTTGTGGTTTCCTTCTTTAAGTTCTCTGGTCAACTCCGCTATGTTGTGGAAGATGATAGGGGATTGCTTTTGATTATGTCGCCCAAACAATTGGAGCCGTGGGATGCGCGTTGAAATCCATCTTATTGGCGGGGACATATATGTAAACAATCGCAAGATTATTTTTGCGGTTCCTTTCAACCCCGACAATCCCGCGATTGAAAAGCAGGGGACGAAGTACAAAGAATATACTTCTGTTGACTGGCTTATTGCTTGGGCTAAGGTTGGTCTTATGTCTCAGGGACACACTGTCCCGGATTTTCCTGCCGGGCGCGTTGAAAATTTCCACGCGGTTGAACCGCATTTAGAGGTGCAAAATGGTCCGCAGAATGAGCCCCCAAGCAATCAAGAAAATGCTCAACAAGAGATACGGGAAAATGGGGCGAAAGCCGACGCAAAAGGAAATACAAAACGCGATACAGAGACAAGCGCCCCCTTCTGTATCATCTGCGGAAACGCAGCAATCGCCTGTATCTGCACAGAGCCTTGACGACGACATACCGTTTTAACAAGAGGAAAGGTGATACGACATGGCTTCCGAGAAACAACAGTATTCCGAAAAGGCTTTGGTTCATGTAACCACGGCTCTTGAAATCGCGGGCATTATTTCCAACCGCGCGTTGCTTCCTGTCCAGGGCGACGAAAGCAACATGCTTGTCATGTATGGTGGTACTCCCTACCGTATCAGCATGGAAATCCAGCCGCCCGAAACTGTGGGGAAAG